AAACCGACCCTTCTTTCACTGAAATGACCGAATTAGAGCGAGATGCGGCACTTTTGATGATGATTGCCGATTTAGCCGAAATTACCGAAAACCTGGAAGATCGGTTACAAACGCTTGAACTGCAAGGCGTAGTATAATAAGGCTATGAACAAAGTTAGCAATGGCTGGTCCGACAAGCCTGAAATGCAGCCCAGACCGTTTAAGTACTGTCCTGGCTGTAGTCGGCCACTAGCGGGTGGGGAGACTCGGTGCCAGACTTGCGCCCAAACAGAAAAAGGTATCACACCGGACGCTGTGCAAAAGCCCTTCGAGTTGCCTTCGCCTCGTCCTGAATTAGAAGGAGGCAAGTAATGAGCTTACGTACAAAGCCGTTTAAGAAGAATCAGTATGGCTATCCGACCCATGAGTTGGATGGTAAGGTCGGTTATCCGGTCGATCATAGTCATAATGATGGGAAGGGTGGGGCTAAACCCCATGGAACCAACCCAATGAGTAATGTTAGCCATAAACCCGGTAAACCGGGTGCAGGTTCGGACCCAGACGGTCCCGGTGATCCTGCTTACTAAGGAGATATAGACTATGCCTAATCAAGACGGAGCCAAACCATTTCCCGGCGCACCTAAGAAGCCCGGAGCCTATCCGACCCCAGCCACTCGGCCCTTCACACGGTCAGCCGATGGCTGCTTCCCGGTCAAGATGGATAACATGATTGTCCCGACCCTGTACGCTAATGAGGACAATAACAATCAGGACTCTGCCAAGCGGCCCCGACCGCAGGGCAATAACCCCGATTCCCATGTGAATACACCGGAAGGAAAGCCGTCCGCGTAATATGCCTCTGCAAGAGGGTACTTCTCCAGAAACGATCTCGGCTAACATCAGGGAACTGATGAAAACAGGGAAGTACCCACAGAAGCAGGCCGTAGCGATTGCCGAGTCCAAAGCTCGTGAGTCGATGAAAAAGAGGAAACCGTGATAGTTAAGACATCTGCTGGTTATGTAGTGAAGTCCGAGTCTAAAGGCAAGGATGGTAAACGGAAGAATCTTGGTGGGCCGTACAAAACACGGGCTGCCGCTGTCAAACGTCTAGGCCAAGTCGAGTACTTTAAGCACAAGTAATATGCTCTCCCTACCTCAATTCCTCAGGTCCAAGACCATATGGGCTACAGCCGCAATGTTCGCATTTAACGGCCTCCAATCCATCCACCCCATCGTATCTGCCGATCAAGCCTCTACCATCAATATGTTCCTCGGTGGTCTAATTGGCGCTGCCCGCGTTTCTAATACCCAAAACAAATAACCCCTAGGAGGGGCAATGAAACCCCGCTACATCATGCTCACGATCGACACCATCACGGAGTTGATTAAAGACTATGTGGGCTTAGAAGAATTGCCTGACGATGCTCGTCCTATCCGTATGCTATTCAAGCCGACAGAGCAGGGCAAACTCGCCATTGAAATGATTTCGGATACCTGGACTAAACCACAGGACCCGATCAACGTGAACTTCAAGATTAAGAGGGTCTATGGCGTATAGTAAGCTGGTCGTGTTCGACGTAGAGTCACTGATGAACCTACTCACGCACTACACGGAAGGTGAGTTCCCGCTGGACGCTACGATCAAAACAGTGCAGGCTAGTGAGAAATTGCCTCGCTGGATCAGTCTAATCGTTGATAGCAAGGACTGGCGAGGTACGCCATTCGAAGGTGGAGATGGTTACAATGAAGTCCAGCCCTTCTGGATTCGCTATGAGGGCAAACGTGTCATGACCCTCCAACACCTAAAAGATCCTGTAGCCTGGAGCGATGAAGATGCCATCGAAGCCCCAAAGAGACAGTAATGACCCGAAAGCAGTTTTTTGTTACTTGTGCGAGTCTTGGGACTGCCCTATGGCAGCGTCCGCTGCCGAGCGAATTATACGGTACGACAGAGGAACTTGCATTCGTCCTCGCTTTCAACAACTGGGCACGGACGGCGAACCACAATGGCTCGATAGTGGATGTTAAAGAGATCCGAGCTTGGCACGAGACTGAGGCAGCTTGGAACAAACTACGCAAGATCGTGAGACAAAGTTATCAGTGAGTGAACCACGTATACTCGTGATTGGGGAGAAATTCATCGACCGTTATTGGGTTGGAACAGCCACCCGTATTTCTCCAGAAGCACCTATTCCAGTGGTGGCAGTAAAGGAAGTGATCCAGTCCGCAGGCGGTGCCGGGAATGTGTTCGCTAATCTCCAAGCACTAGGGGCCAGAGGTATGTTATACGGCCCCAGCCATGAACCAATTAAGAATCGTCTTGTCGCCAACGGCCAGCAAGTGGCTCGTTGGGACGAGGAAGATAAAATTCCGCCTGTACAATTCATGAAGCAGGAGGATTTTGAGGGCGTAGAAGGCGTAATCCTTAGTGATTACGGTAAGGGAGCCTTCACTATCGACAGTATCCAACATATACGAGAGAAGATGGGCAATATCCCATATGTGTTCGTAGACACCAAAGGCGATCCTAGTATGTTCGCCATGCCCTATCCTACTGACACATTCTTCTTCCCTAACATGAAAGAGTGGACTGCTCATAAGAATTCGTATAATCGCCGCACTGGAGTAATCCGTACTGAGTCTGAGAACGGTATGACCCATATTAGCTGCGGTGATGCACGGTGGCATACGAAGGCACGAGCAGTCGATGTGGTCAGTGTCTGCGGAGCAGGCGACACGGCCATCGCCGCTTTCGCTTACCAATATTGTAAAGAACCTAATATACGGAAGGCAATGGAGTTTGCTAGCAAAGCATGTGCTGTCGTATGTGGTAAACCGTACACAGCAGTAGCGAGCCATGAAGAAATTAACCAGATTAAATGACGATGGGTCGGAAGGCGAGTGGGAATGTCCACTCTGCCACGAGTACTTCACAGATTTCCTAGTTTACTGTTTCCACGTTGAGGAGTGTTACAATGGACCATTGTCAGATTTGCGGCGGTAGGTTACAGGCAGGAGAACCTGTGGTCGTCTATGACGACGGACTGGCCCATCGCTTTAGTACAACATGTAAGTGGTATAAAGAGCAAAGAGAGGCGTATGAATCTGGAAAAGTTCAAGACAGTTGATAAGGTGTGGGGACAAGAGGTTTGGCTGGTCAATAACGAACGTTATTGTGCCAAGCTCCTGCACATAAATGCTGGATGGCAGTGCTCACTCCATATGCATCCGATTAAGAAAGAAACATTCATTGTGCTGGATGGCGGTGTGTGTTTGGAAGTTGCCCAAAGTAATATTGACTCTGCACCGTTAGTTACTAAGCAGATTCAGTTAGTCTCTGGTGACTCGTACACGCTGGAACCGAATACCTTCCACCGCTTCTTCAGCTATACAGATCAGCCCGCAGTGATCCTAGAGATCAGTAGTACTCATAGTGACGATGACGTAGTACGATTGGAGGAGTCGAGACCGTTATGACAGAACCTAAAGAACAATCACAGCAAGCTTATTTTGGTTCAGGAGCACCCTTACAAACTACCGGCTATATCCAGACTCAACCTAGTGTCTGCCCAACCTGTGGCACTTGCCCCACCTGCGGACATAAACCCAATATAACCCCACCCTGGTCTCCTTATGTCGGCCCGTTCTGGCCGAACTATCCTACTAGTCCGCAACGGATTTATACTGGTAATCCAACTGTAGTAGGTCCTGAAACTAAGTAATGCCCGTCACTCCATACCTCACACAAGAGATGCTCGACCGTCTGGTGAAACTTCCAAAACTCCAGCGTCGTATTGCTCTTGCTAAAGTGGCTCAGGAGGAGTGGAACCGCTGTGCCGAGGACATCACGTACTGGCTCGATGCCCGCCGCCACCCAATCCCTTATGTCTATACCAAAGATCCAAAAGCCATGCACACATGTAATCTGTGTCAGGACGGGGAAGCCTGGAATTTTGATAAACGGCAAGTACACCTGCTGTCAAGACACAAGATCCAAGCCAACTCTAGCGATGCCCTTAAGCAGTACTTCACCGAGTTAGACACCATCCGCAAATTCCCAATGTTCGACTACATGCTGCCTATCATTGACGTGTGGCAGAAAGAGAAGCTTGTGGTCGTGGAGAAATCGCGTGATATGATGGCCACTTGGCTCATTGTCACACTCTACACACATGACACGCTATTCCACAAAGGCCGTCAGAACATCTTCCAGTCCGAGAACGCTACTAAGACACGTGATCTCGTGGACCGTGCCGCCATCTTATATAAAAACCAACCAGAATGGTTGAGAAAAGTACACCCCGCAGAAATTGCGGAGGGAGGTAATCGTGCTGGTATCCTCAAGGTGCCCTCATTGCAGTCAGAGATTATCGGATTCCCAGCGGGTGCTGATAAAATTCGCCAATACCATCCTTCCGGCGTATTTTCAGACGAAGCAGCATTTAACCCAAATGCCAGTGAATCTTTCGCTGCCATCAAACCTGCTATCTCAGGCGGAGGAAGATACACTGCTATCTCATCTGCTAACCCAGGCTGGTTCCAAAGAATTTGTAGAGATACCTTAGAACAGTAAAGGATCACATGAAGAAACTCTTGCTATTGTTCGTCGTGATGTCGGCTCTGGCCTTCGGCCAAGCCTCCACCACTCCTCCTACCACTACAACCCTTAATGTGAGTGTGCTGCCCGATAACTTCGTCGCTATGGGGGCTATGTACAATCCTAGCGGCTCTGCTCGTTACACTGGTTGGGCTACTTATGCTCACATGTTGGACCGTCCATCGGGCACATACTTCTTCACCACAGAGGACGTAATTCCAGTGACTAAAACAAAGCCGTATACAGTCCAGACTAGTGCCCGTGTCGGTATCGGTACCCTGATGAAGCAGTTCGGACAGATACGACTCTGGGCTATTGTGGATGGTGGGGGAGCCACTACTGGCACCCAATCGGGTGGAGCAGCAGGGGGCCGTACCTGCCTCACATTCCCAGTCCGTAAAGCCTATAGTATGCTGGGCTGCTATGGAGTCGTAATCAGCAATATCGTCCCTGGTACACCAAAAGTAATCGAGTTGGGATTTGGAAAGAGTTGGTAAGTGAGCCGTAAACCCCGCTTCGATAACTACTACTTCCACCGTGAGCGTAACACGGATGAAGTAGAATGGCTTCGTCCTGCTGCGTTCCGCAGCATGACTCTCCGTAGTCCCGTCGTGCTAATCAACGGAGCCTTTGACATCCTCCATGCGCCACATATGAGGATGATCTTTGCAGCACGGCATAAGGCAGGCACACTCATATGTGCTTTGGACAGTGATGAGAAAGTGGCTCGTGCCAAAGGGCCAGAACGTCCTATCCTTAGTTTTATCGAGCGTGCTACCTGCCTTAATTATATGCCGATCGACCACATTGTGGAAATACGGAATGAGAAGGATATGCGGGATTTGATGGAGATAATTAAACCTGACCTGCGGGTGCAAGGGGCTGACTATCGGGATAAACCGAGTCGTTACAACGTAGAAAAGATGTTAGTCCGAGAAGGAGCCATGCATACGACCGAATTAGTAGACCGTATTAAGGAGCGTTATGTCAAAACCGACGATCCACTCTCAAGTTGATAAAATGTTGCGTAAATGCCAAAAACGGTTACGCTTATCGGACTGGGACATTGATTTAGAATTAGTGGAACAAGCCGATATTGCCCTCGGCCGGATTGCAGAATGTCGGTTTAGTGAAGCCGACATGACTGCACATGTGCGAGTGTTACACCCGAACCACAACCATTTTAAAGGTATTAGTGCTCAAAATGTAGAAGCCTCGATTTACCACGAGCTTCTGCATATCATCATTACACCGTACTTAGACGAGAAAACACCTGAACGTATTGAAGAACAGATTATTGAACGCATTGCAAAGGCATTAACAGGTATATGAGTCCATTAGAATTGTTATGCAGTAGTATCGCCACTAGCGAAGGTTTCTTCGCTCCGGGAGACAATCTCCCTAAAACCAATCATAATCCGGGCGATCTAAGGGCTTCGCCCTTGAACCGCTTCAAGGATAAGAACGGCTTTGTCAAGTTCCAATCTGATCCTGAAGGTATCGCCGCCCTATACCATCAAGTCACTCTGATGGCCCTTCGGGGTATGACGCCTCGGCAGATCATTACTGTCTGGGCACCGCCCACGGGGGCAGATGGTGGTAATAACACTGACGCCTACATTGCGAGCGTAGCTCGCTGGACGGGTCTGGACATGGATAAGCCGTTGTGGTTCAGTCTGCCTGTGGAGAATATGTATGTCAAGTTTCACAACCCCTCTTGAGCTAGAATACATTGACGGACGGAAGTGGAAGGTCACTCAGGACTTTGCTTATTGGCTTACAGACAATGTAGCCTGCACTATTGTAGTACCAGCCGGATTCGTCACTGACTTCGCCTCGATTCCACGTCTATTCTGGGATGTGTTGCCCCCGACTGGTAAGTATGGCAAAGCGGCTGTCATCCATGACTATCTGTATGTGATGGGCGGCAAACTACCCGGCTTCGCCTACACCTTCACAAAGGCCGACGCAGACAAGATCTTCTATGATGCAATGATCGCACTCGGCGTCCCGCATGTGATAGCCGTCATTATGTACGAAGCAGTGAAAGGATTTGGAAAGGGATCATTCTAATGTTCGATCGTAAACCTGGAGCAATGGCGAATAAAGTAGAACTTATACTGAGTCTAGCCAAACTTGATGGACCGATTGCCGAATTCGGCGTCAATAATGGAGGTAATATCTGGCGATTAGCCGAATCAGGTCGTGAGATTTGGGCTTTTGATACCTTTGAAGGTCTACCCGCTGAGGATTATTTGGAGGAGGATAAACAGAATCCTCCCGGCTGTTTTCACTCAGTACCGGGTACCGTAGAGTTTCTAGAAAGCATTCCTAATGTAGTAGTTCGTAAGGGCCGATTTGTTAATACCCTACCCACCATTCCTGCAGGGCTTAAATTCTCTGTCATATCATTAGACTGTGACTATTACTTAAGCTATAAACAAGTACTAGAGTATTTGGAAAGCCATGGGCATATTGGACCCGGCACGGTTATCGTAATGGACGATTATGACCATTTGCCTGGAGCGAAACGGGCTGTAGATGAATGGAAAGGTGATCGGAAATTATTCAATAATAATCAGGTAATGTATTATGGGGAATGAAGCAAGTAAAGCCTATCCACGGCTTAAGGGCTTAATGACTGGACGGGGAATTGATATTGGGTGCGGTAACGATCCTGTACCGGGGGCGGATATATGGGATACACCGCAGGGAGATGCCCAATACATGGAAGGCGTGGCAGATGATACCTATGACTGGGTATTTTCTGCCCACTGCCTTGAACACATCAAGGACCCGCACGTGGCTTTGCACCATTGGTGGCGTATCCTGAAAGTAGGAGGCTATCTAATCGTGCTCGTCCCAGACGAGGATTTGTACGAGCAGGGAGTATGGCCTAGCCGTTACAACGGCGATCACAAGCATACCTTTACTTGCCACAAGTACAAATCCTGGAGTCCAGCCAGTATCAATGTCGCAGACATGATCCAGATATTGCCAGGACATAAACTCATTAGCCTAACAATAGAAGATAATGGTTACGACTACAACGGCAGTGGCGACCAGACTGGTGGAGCGGCAGAAGCGGCAGTCCAGTTCATCCTACGCAAAGAAGCTTTTCTAGTAACACAAGGAATTACGCAAGTTCATGTCCTCGGCACCTGAGATACTACACCAGTCCACGGGCTTAAAGATTGTCCGCAATCCCGTGAACCAATTCATCGTTTGCACCTTGCACCATACTGCTGACCCAAATAAACGTAGTGAGGAATGGCGTAGGGAAGCTGCGGCCGGAATGACCCCAGAACAGGCTGCCCGCGAGTTAGATATTGATTACACGGCAGTTATGGGTGCCAAGGTATTCCCCGAAATCACCAATTACCGTGCCAGTATCGTAATCGAGGAACCATATCCCGACTTTGGACCACATCAGAAGTATTTTGCAGGCTTCGACTACGGTCCCCGCAATCCCTCCAGCTTCCACGTCTATTGTGTGATCGACAGCGTGGTATACAGTGTCTGGGAGCTATTCGAACCTTGTCATAACGTCCCACAATTCGTGGAAAAGATGAAGGCTTGTCCGTACTGGAACCGGATTCGCTGGATCTCCGCTGACCCGTCTTGCTGGGCACCAACACAGCAACAGGCACAGGGCAATCCAATCAGTATTTACGATCTTTTCTGGCGAAATGGTGTCCGCAATATGATTAAAGGTATTAATAATCAAGAAGATGCGTGGCTTGCCATGATACGGGAGCATTGGGCTAGCGAGGACACCACTTTTAAGATCTTTAGCCGCTGTCACAACCAGATTCGGGAGTTTGAGACGGCTATTTTCGTCAATCAGTCAGAACGGCAGTTGCTGACCAGTGCCTATAATGAGAAAATCCAGGACAAGGACAATCACAGTCTGGACGACTGTAAGTATATGATGCTAAACCTGCCTAAGAACCAGAATAGTACGGTCTGGACGGACCCGAACCAGATCAACCGCTGGGCCGTCAACTCTGGTAATAACTTCAATCCCGCCAAGCCTGTACGCCCGACTCCAATCCCGACAGGAGCTAGTGAAGGCGTTCGTAGGCGTGGCTACCAATAACCCCAACTCCCTGATATATATGGTATTATATAGTTAACGTATGCCAGTACAACGAAGTTACCAAGACGCAACCCCAATTGACCTGTTACAGGGCGAAAATACTAGCCATACATCAGTATCGCAGCCCTCGAAGGAGGATGAGGCTGCTCGTAACTACGTATTAGCATGGCGTAACAAGTTGCGATACGAACGTATCGAAAAAGTTAACGTCTGGAACGAGTGCTGGGCGTTGTATCGCGGTCAAGAAGATTTTACAAACAAAGAAGATTGGCAAAGTAAGATTGTACTGCCGAAAGCTTGGGGTACAGTCAAGAGTGCCGTTTCAACAGTCAAGAGACTGTTGAATTATGCCAAAAAACCCTGGCGTGCTCAGCCGACTAATCAAGACGACGCGATCTGGGAACTACGTGCCGAGAAAATGACGGACCTATCCAAGTACTTCTTGGATAAAGCTAGTTTCCTAGAAGAATTCTCTGTGGGAATGGAGACTGGGTTCATCATGGGCCTTGGTGTGTGGAAGTTTGGTTGGGATCTTTCCAATCGTAGACGCACCAGGGTCGTAACCCAGATGATTCCTGTACAAGGCCAGATCGGACCCCCACAGCCTGCGGCTGGGGGTCCTCCTGGCGCACTGCCTACACAGTTAAGCGGCCAAGGCGCTCCATCTGGACCGCAGCAGCCTGAAATTCCTGAACAGCAGCCTCCTGCAACACTAGGACCGGAAGCTATCGGCCAATCGCGGCCCGAATTGCAACACCAGCAGGACGAGTTGTATCCGACCCAAATGGGTGGCGAATCCTTGCTGCCACCGGGCGGTCTCAATAGCCCTGGCCAAGGTATGTTCCAAGGCGCACAGCCCTTGCTCATCCCCCAGAAACAGATTGTACAGGAAGAAGTACTGGAAGGTAATCTGACTGTTAATGCCGTGGACCCATACTTCTTCTATTGGCTCCCTGGCTCCAAACTAAACAAATGGACTGGCACTATCGAAGAAATGGAAGTCCCGAAGTGGCAGTTGATGGAGATGGCAGCCAATGGAGCTTTCGATCCGAAGCTGATCGAACAGATCGGCCCCATGCTCATTCCCGAATACCAGCGTCAAGTCTACTTGCGCTTTGGTGAAATGCCTCGCGGTCCTAGCGGTGTTAACCAGGATACTGGTATTATCAAACTCACTGAGTTCTATGGCCCGCTTGTGATCGACGGCGTAGTAAAAGAGAAACACGCCCATATCATCATCGCCAATGATACATGGGTATTAAAAAATGGTGTGAATGATAAGTGGTTTAATACACCACCGTATTGTGCATTCTCACCACTCATGCTGCCCTTCCGCACCGAGGGTGTGGGACTGGTAGAGAATGTCCGTTATATTGACCGGGCGCTCAATCAGATTGTTAACCTCGGTGTAGATACTCTTATGTTCCGGCTTATGCCGTTGTTCGAGTATACGCCTGATGTGTACGAGAATCCTGAGGACCTGCGTAATGGAATTACTCCCGGAAAAATCTTGCGTCGAAACTCCCTTGCAATGGGCAACGAAATGGGGATTAAGCCCGTTGAATTCAACGATGTTAGCCCAGGAGCCAGTCAAATGGCCGGAATCCTTGACCGTGCTCACCAAGAAGGTGGATTGGTCACTGAACTCCAGCAGTCCCTACCCCGGTGGAGCGGGGCACAAACTGCCACCGAAACCGAAGCTATTCAACAGAACCAGAATAGCTTCTTTGGAAGTCTAGCCGCCGATATCGAACAGTACGCTTTGCGACCTATGATTAAGATGGCCATTGATAT